GTGAAGAACACGTCAAAATCGTCTTCGTACATTAAGTCACTGATGACGAATCCTGCGCTTGCTCCGCTCTCTCCTCTGGTCACACTGGCGTCGCTACTGTCAAGCGTGTCGATTGCCCGAACCACGACAGAAGATCCAGCGAGTGTATTAATAACAAAGGACGCACTGGTGATATTGACGTACATCTGATCCATGAACCCGAGCCAGTAACGGCACGAGGCGGACCCGACTGCAAAAATGAAAGAAGGGACGAACCCGGCCTGAACGGCCAAGTCGTGCCCGCTCTCGCCAGAAGCCTTAAAACTACCGACGGATAGTTCATCTTGCGGCGGGATGTCGCTGAAATATTCGATGACTAAGGCCATGAGATCCTCCTATGGATCTATGGGCCGAGGTCGTCAAACCCCGGCCCCAGTGATTAGACCAAGGAGGCGCACTCAACGCGCCGCATCCAAGTGTCGTTCAGGATGATGGCGGTACCAGCACCCTTCCAGCCCACGGTGTTACGCTGTTTCAGTGGATCAGTCGGTCCACCGGCAGGGGTAACGATCGTGGTAGCAGAGCCACGCTGGAGGGGAATAACACCATACGCATCACGAGCAAAGAACAGAGCGGCGTAAACGTCGCAGTCAGTTCCGGTCGTGCTACGGTAGGTCGTTCCAGCGGTGTCGCCAGCGTCTGCCCAGATCTTGGTAGCGGTGCTTACCACGAAACGGACGTTGCGGTATTTACCGACTTCCGTCTCCATGACACCGGTGCCGTTCGAGTAACGCTCTACGGGGGTGAACTCTTCGCCGAGGACCATGCCGCCATGAGCCACGTTGAACAGATCGTGGACCTGATCAGTGTGCATCAGGCACCAGTAGGCTTGACCGAGCGGGTAGGAGTTCACGCGGGTGGAACCGTTTACGATCGGGGTGAAGTGCTTGGAGTCTGCGCCATCGAGGTCACGAATGACCGCGTCAACCACAGCCTTACACAGGGTGCCCTGGACCTCGGTCCGGTCAGCCCCGCCTTCCCAGTCAGCGGCGGCCGCAGTGGTATTATCCACCTTGACGAAATACGCGCTGGTGCCGGCAACGAGAACCTCGCGGTAAACCGCGTCCATGGTCTCGCCCATGTTTTCACCCATGAGGGTGGTGGCTTCGCTGATCACGGGATCAACGTGAGTCATGTCGACCCAGTCAGAGATGATCATGAAGTTACCGTACTGTTTCACGGTAGAGACGTAATCGCGTTTCACGAGAGCGGTGCCGTCTGGGGTCACGCCGTCAGTAAGCGGGGTGCTCGCGAGAGCAACCTTCTCGTAACGACGGAAGACCATGGACTGGCCGCTTCGTGATTGAAGTGGGTGTTGCTGGCCGAAGCGCTGGTGCAACAGGGACGGCTGAGAGCGCATCAACAGATTGCGTTCGTAGACTGCCCGGGTTACCTCTGGCAGGGTATCGGAACTTCCGTGGACTGCAGTCGTCGCCAGATAATCGACTGTTTGGATTGGTGTAGCCATTGTCTATTCCTCCAGCCCAGCTATTGCCGGGCGCTGAATGCTTCAAACTCCTCGTCTGACATCGCGTGGACGTCCTCTGCGGTCATCGCTGGCCGCTGAGTCTGCCGGATGCCAGAGCTTCCGAACGGTGCGGAGTGAGCCATTGAAGGTCGAGAGCTACGGTTGGCCTCTCGGATACGCAGGGCGCGGTAGGCCATGATTTCGAGGCCCGCCTCGTTGTTGTATTTCCCCTGCTCTTCTGGGCTCATCTGCCCAAACATGGAAACGATGTCCTCGCGAACGGTTTCAAAACCTTCGACTCGCGATGCTACACCCTCGACTGCTTCTGCATAATTGAATCTGTCTTCCACTGGACTGACCCGGGTGTCGATCTGCGAATTCATCCGCTGATAAATAGCCCGGTTGTTCGCCTCAATGATCGGAGTAATGAGAGCGGCTACCTCAGGATCGGTTCCCTCTGGGAGTTCGACCTTGACCATGTCCGCCATCGCCTGCTCTTCGCTCATTGGTGGAGTCGCGGGGCCGCCGTCGGGTGCACCGTTGAGCATGCTCCCGAGAATCTCGTCCCGCTGTCCGTAGGCTTTGTCCCGTTGGGCGTTGGCTTCGTTCAGTCTTGAGATGGGAACCATCTCTTCCTTCGGTTTGCCAACCTCTTGATTCTCAACTGCAGGCGGTCCTACATTGAGGTCAAATTCAGAAAAGCTGTCGCGCTGTGTCATGTTTGTTCTCCTCCGTTTACGCTCGGATAGCGAGGATTGGTGTTGGGTGCGGTGCGGCCAACACGTGGCACGCCCTTCTCATCAAGGTGCCCGTGGACACGACCGTTTAACCAGATCACAAGATCGGTTATACAGTCGACATATCCCTCTCGATGGGCCGCCTTGAGCTCCCAGTTGTTCTCACCCATGGGGATCGTTTTCGAGGAGCCTCTAAGTATCGATTCAAGTTTCTCATTCAGTACAGACATCGTCGGCGTTCCTGCGATCGCTGACATAGCTTGAATCTCGGCTACGAGTTTACTGTAGCGTTCTTGGCTCATCACTCACCTCATGTTTTCGTGTTATAGTTCTGGGGCACTTGGCCCCGCGTTGTTGCCAAGCATACCGGATTTGACCATCTCGTCAAGGATCTCGTTTGCTCGGGCTTCATCATGGAAGATTGCACCTTCGTCTCCGAAGTCCAGCTCTCCATAGATTTTCTTAAACAGTTCGAGCAGGTCAACGGCCGCAGTTGCGAGCGGAGAACCCATCACAAGCTGTGTGAACATCATCAGTTTATCTAAGCGCTCTTGCTTGTCAAGCGTGTGTCTGGTTCCAGTGACGCGGCAGACCCAGCCCTTACGCAAGGACTCTGGGCTCAGTTGCTTAATGAGCGGCTGTCCGTCTTCCATCATGCGTACCGCTGTCCCGGGTGGTAGGTACTGGGCGTTGAGCTCGATCATCAGGTCGATAATCGGAGCGAGAGCGGAATCCTCAATGTAGGTCGCGATCTTACCAAGGTCGCCACCGATGGCGGCGCCTGCTTGTCGCGTCTTGGTGGCGCTCTCGCCCTGGGTGCCGATGCCAGAACCCACGCTCTTGACCATGTTCCGGAACTCAGCCTTGAGCATCTCAACATCGGCCATGGCCGCGTTGAGGCTCTGGAAGTCTTTCTGCAGGGGGACGAGGTTGTCGATCACTCCGACCCAGTGGACCTTGTTTGGCGCGCTGGAGAACTGATCTTCGACGATCCCATCATCGACAGCCTTGTACTCGGGATTGACCGAGAAGCTGACGATGTCGATAAGTTGATTCACGCGGACGTTGATCAGGTCCTGCAGGCCGAGTACGGGCTCAAGGGCTCCGATGCCATAGACCTGTCCGGGTACGTCGCGGTATTTGCAGAGGCCATTGGGGGACTTGCCAGACCAGAAGTAGGAGGGCTCGAACCGGCAGAGTTTCCCTCGGTTCGCGATTGCGCCAACGAAGCTCGTATAAGCCTCTTTGCCGCCGGCTTCCTTATTGGTCTCGATGGTTCCCCAGCATTCGATGATCTCGACTGCGTCCCCGGGGGGAGCCTGCAGGCCGAACGAATTCAGCATGGCGACCTCGGTGTGGGCGTCCTGTCCTGTCCTGCGATCCAGGACCGGAAGATCCTCGACATCTTCGTAGACGGAATAACCAAAGCGGTTCTTCGTCGAGAGAGTGTCTAATACGCTCTTGGAGATCCAAGAACGCTTGAAGATCAAGGGGTTCGATGGGTCAGGACTGTACGGGTCGACGATGTAATCGAAGATGCTTCCCGTCTCGAAAGAAGGACCAGAATAAGCGAGCTCCGGGTTGCCGGGGGGTGGCTCCGGTGCGACTAGGGACGGCTTCGGGGGAGGCGGCGCCCCTTGCTCTTGGGCGATGCGGGCCTGCTGTTCCCAGCCCTGCATTGCCTTGTTGTACTGGTCCCAAGCTTCTTTATGTACGATCTGCCATGAGGCCATAGCCCGTTCATAAGCAGGGTAGTTCGTGGTAAACTCTTCTCGCCAACCGACGAGGTACGGAGCGTTTCCAGTAATGGCCGCCTGCTTCACCATCAAGCTGATGTCCTGCTTGAAGCCTATCTGATAATGCTGTTGGTGGAGCAGGCCGGTGATGTCCTTCGCGGCTTGATCGTTGTGCTCGATCCTGCCGGGGGTCGAAGATTCCAATCCCAGCCAATTGTTACCGGGCATGAGCATGGAAAGCACTGCAGAGTGATTACTCTCTACGGCATCAAAGCTCATCCCAACATAACGCGCACTGCGTCTCTCCTTTTCGGCACGCTCGTGCCAAATCTCAGGGAACCTGCAGAGATAGGCGTCTACGCATTCCAGCCAAACGTCCTCTTTGGTCCTTCGGGCGTTCTTGAGCTCGTCATATCTCGTAAGTATATGATTCGCAAGAGCTTCCTTGTTGACACCTGAGATAATCACGAAGCGTTCTCCTCTGTACCTGTGAGTGCGGTCATGAGTTCATATACACGATCAGCCATAGGTTTGTCAAGCATTTCCGCTTTTCTGAAAGCGACGTATCGCTCTTCGCTGGTGGGCTGTCGTGGCTTTCTGTGGTAGACCTTGCGCCGCCTTTGGTACCAATCGTACCACGCGGTAGCCCGTAGGTCGCTCTCGACGGACTTCACAATCACCCCGGAGCGCGACATGAATGTATGGGGCCTCCCTGCGCCAGGGCAGATGAGCCTGAGAACGGGCCTGGCTTCGTCCCTAAGCCACTTTGGCTCAGTCCTGATGTCCTCGCGCCTTACACCCCTTGAAAGTTGCGTGACGAGGTGCCTAGCGTACATGCGGTCCCTGCAGACGTATTCCTCGCCTGCCATGCTCACGATGCTCACTTCGGTGGAAGCGCACCCGTCCTTGAGTAAAACCCTGAACTTCTGGCCCTTCTGGCGCTCTACGTCCCGCCGTGGCAAAGCACGCAGGGCGCGTCTAACATTCCATTCTGGGGTGTAGAATTCGCCATTGTCGTCCATGATGTGGTATCTGCCTACCAAGACCCGTACCCCCGATGGGAGCTGGGTCCGCTCGCCTGCTGTGGTGCGAGGTTGTCGAAGAACTCCAATTCCCGGCCGGCCTGTCCAAATCGATTGAACTTCGCACGGGTGGCGTTCATGCCACGGAAAGCGTCATACGAGTGATCCTCAGAGTCCGTATCAACCACCTCGGGGTTCCTTGGGTCGATCGGGAGCGTTCCAAGGGTTCTGATCAGGTCCTGGCAGTGGCTGAAAATCTGGATCCGGCTCTCACCGTTGACGACCTTGAGGAGCTCGTGGACCATCTGCTTGTGCTGGCGCCGAGAACCCGGGCCCTTGGGCCATGGTTGCCAGCGAGCCCTTGCGCCACCGAGAAGGTCGTATTCGCTCTCGCCGCCGTGCTCAGCCCAGCACTGGGGGTCCAAGAACGCCTGCTTGACGTCCCATCCCATGTCCAGCTCGATGCTCCGGATCTTGTCCCAAACCTGCTCGCAGTTCTCACGAGAGCCCTCTCCGGCCCTTATGCCCTTGCCGTAGAGCTCGCGGATCACATAGGTGCGCCCGTCGAAATTCACGTACTGCCACTGGCACGAGTAGGGCTTAACGAAGCCCCAGTCCATGCTCCTGATCACACGAGAGCCCTGAGGGATCTCAAACGGCTCACAGACGTGGTGCTCCAGAGAAAACTCTGGGAAAGCCGCGCCGGCCACAATATCCCAGTCGCCCTCAAAGAGCGCCTTACGCAGGATCGGGTCGGCAATGTTGTTGAGCTTATCGATGTACGTGGGATCGTTCTTCATCAAAATCGCGTTATCGGTGACCTTGGCGGGGATGAAGACCCTCTGGATGAATGCGGCCTCTCTGCCTTCACGAGGCCGGGCCTCGACCTTGAAGGGGGTCATCTCGGTAACTCGGCCAATGCCGAAGCGCTCTTTGACCCACTGATGGCCAACGCCACCGGGGTTCGCGGTAAGCCTGATGTAGGTGGGGGAGCCTTTGGGAGAGCGTGTACGAGTGATCAGGTACTCAATCACCGCGTCGTTCGGCCACTGGGTGGCCTCGTCCATTCCGATCCACGAGTACTGCTGGCCCTGATGATCGATTACTTTGATCTCATCATCGATGCTGGCGAGCTTGAGGGTGCTCTCGCCCTTGGCTGTGGGAATTCTCCAAATTTTATCCCCGCGCTTGTAGCAGGAAGCTCCGTAGTGAGGGCTGAGGATCTCAAGAGCACGCTTCTCGATTTCACGGAGCATCGGGTAAGAACGCCGGCAGATCAGCCCGTGCCACGCATCCCCGTATTGCTCAATGCCGGAGATAAAATCCCCGAGGAGCGCGTCCGTCTTGCCCCCTCCAGCGGATCCACCGTAGAGGACCTCCTCGAAGGGGCAGGTCAGGAACGTCATCTGAGGACCGGGCTGAGGTTGCCAGATTACCTTTTGGCTCACGAGAAGACCACCTGTGGTCCACACCGGGCCGCCACTGTACGCAGGCGTCCCGGGACATACTTCCACCCATAGGCTCGCTTGTACTGGCGCAGGGGGTCGCTATCGTCCTCGTACTCGGTGTCGAGGTAAACGATCTCCTTGCGGTACTCTGGGGGGATGTGCTTCTCAATCTGGCGATCAAGGGCGTTTATCCACACCTTGGTGGGCATCTCGTCGTTGGCGAGAACGAAATCGCCATACGATTCCGCAGGATCGAAGCCGGGGTGACTTATTTTGGCCGGGAGCAGAACATGTGTGCTCAGTGCCACAGACGCAGTGCACAGTCCGATGGTGGATAGGAATTTTCTTCGATTCATTTCAAGCCTTTCACAAAACCCATCAGGCCGCTATGCGCCTGCCGGAGAGATCCAATGCCGCTCTGAGCGCGTGAACTCCTCAATCCCTTGAGGTCTCCGCCCACGTCTTTGCTCGACCTGAGAATCATATTGGACTTGATCGCCATGTTGCTGGGCGTCCTCAGAGAGCCCCTCCCTGGGGAACCGAGCCCCTTGATGTTCTTGAGGCCGGATTTGAGTCTCATGAGAACGACCCCAACCAATCCCGATTACTTGGTGGTGTGGTGACTCGGAGGATTTTGTCATATGCCCCCTTGGTCAGCGCAGGGGACCTGCCGGAGACAGGATCAACAACGCGCCCTGCGTCATGTCCCCCACCATCCTCTGGGCCTCCTAACATGCGAGTACCAAGTCCTGCGAGTGCCATGATTTTGGTAAAAGTTCTGCGTTTCATCCTAAGCTCCTTCGGGCAGTGCTTCGATTTTTTAGGTGAAATTTGTGCGGGGGGACATGAATACTAATACGGAAAGCACGGCGAAAGGGCCCACCCCTCCAAGAACATTCGCCCCTGTCGATCACTACCCCTGCCCCTGCTTGGCTGGCGTCACGTCGAAGAGTCAAGGTCGTCCTCCTTCTGCTGGAGCTTAACCCTCTCGATCTCAACGAGAGAGTCGGCATGCCATGAGTCAGTCCCTGCCTTGGTGGGTACCACGATCACACCTACCGCCACGTTGACGGCACTGTCCTTGTCGAGACCGGCTACACTCCGCTCCGCCTTCACGAGGGCTTCATGGCTCTTGGTTAAAGCCGAGATCATCTTTACCTTTTCGGGTAGCTTGAGCTTGCTGGTCGGGACCCTCTTGATCAGGAGATTGATCTGGGTTCTCAGCTCTTCGGAAGTGCTCTCTTGCTTAAGGGAGAGTGAACATGTCCCCTCTCTGTCCCCTTTATAGGTCAACTCACTTGAAGACAATGCGATCTCCCCTATTGATTAACTTCCTTACAGACTCAACTAGATAAGAGTAGGATGAAGAGTAAGAGTAGGAGAAGAGTAGTATATATATACTCTTCTATATAGAGAATACTACTATCATCTCCGGCAGTCGCTTGGGGTGACGCCGGCAAACCGCTCAACTCACTTCGTTTGTTCACGTAATCTCCTCTTTACCACGGCATGCGTCCCGCAATCAACACCTCTGCGACTGTACTACCCACCATGAGGCTATCTGTGACTTTTGTCAACCTTTCCCAATCCAAGGAGCTACCAATGCTGTCATTAACCGCCGCCGCCGACACCCGGGGCATCTGCACTGTTGAGATGGCGGACCTGCGTATAACCGCCAACCGCTGTAACGCCATGAGCAGAAAAGATGGCCTGTTTGACCGTGGCTGGACCATGGTCAAGTGCTGTGTCTGTGGGTACTGGTCACCAATGACTAGTCGCGCTAGCCACTACTGTGCCATCTGTACCGACGTATAGATCAGAGTAAGAGCTTCAACGGTCCTCAATTCCGAGGGCCGTTGGGTTTGTGTCTTAATCCAAGGAGCTAAATCACATGAACTACCTAACAGTAATGATGGCCATCACGGCTTGTGGCGTAGTTGGCCTCGCGGTCTACATCAGCCACCTCGAGAACAAGAACATGATGGAGCAACTGGACATCTATTGCACATGTAGCAACCACCGTCCTCACTGTGGGCGCCGCACGTGTAGGTCATGTGGGCTACTCAACACCAAGAGCCAGAAGCATACCGATGAGCTGGTCCGCCAGAAGGGGCAACAGCGCAAAGCAAAGATGGACAGCTTTGGCTACTACGAGCTCTTGCGTGAGGCGCGTGACAGGCTCGTGGCGTCGCAGAACGAACTAGGAGCGGAGTTGGGTGCGTTTAGCGGTGAAGAGGTCGAGTGCCCTACCTGCGGCCTGCTGAACGACAGACACGAGATTGAGCAACAGATTTGTTTCGTGTGTAACCACTACGACGAGCTGTTGGATGTTTGACCTACTGTGGTCGGTGGTTGCTTTGATCGCATTGCAGGCACTTGGTCACTACGCAAGAGAAGACGCAGGGCACCATTGATTGGTGTCCGCAATTGGAAGGCTCTCTGGATTCACCGGGGAGCCACTCACATTTGAATAAGGAGCTAATAACATGTCAGCAACTACCGCAAAACTGAGTACCAAAGAAGTCAAGAGCATGGACTCCATCTTGGGCGACATCGCATCTGACTACAAGGTCGAGGGAATCACCCGGAAGGACGCGTTCAAGCGTCTCAAGGATGTAAAGAACATCATGCGTGGCTGGGACACCGAGAAGAAAGTCGATGAGCAGGAGAACCTCCGGTTGGGCTACCGAGCAGTGCAACAGGTGATGGTGCTCTGGTGGGGCTACTGCCGGAAAGACATCAACCTGGGTGCCGAGGTCCTCTGGAACATCGCTGTGATGCTCCCCGGTGAAGAAATCAAAGAGAAGAAACCCGTCACTGGGCCTAAGCCACCAAAGGGCAAGAAAGCCAAGGCTCTCGCTGAGCTGGGCAACCTGACAGCCAAGGACCTTGAGAAGCTCCTCGCTGGTATGGGGGAGAAATAACATGGACAACTTCACCATCAAAAACAACAGCATCGACCTTGACCTTGAGTTTGGCCAAGGCTCTCTCTTGCAACAGTGCCTGAACGCCTACTACGACTGTTACGGAGGTGGAACCAAGAAAGAGCTCGCGTTTGCCTTCATGGGCTTAGGCTTTGAGGAGGACGACGTGGTACTTGTTATCATGAAGATCGGAATGGAACTGGCGTTCAACGACAGGTACTACTCATCCGAGCAGGCCGTGGAGCTGGTAGAGTCAGTGAGGCTGGACAGAGGAAACCTGGAAGTCATGTTCGGGATTGAGTAGATAGACGGCGACTAGGGTGCTTCGGCGCCCTAGTCGCTTTCGCTTTGGTTTGGTCTACCCCAACGACAACCGATGAAGGTGAGCCACCGGACGGCCCCCGCTTCGCGCCCGCCGAGAAGACCCGGAACGTAACGCACTCATGAACAGCGACTGTTCTCTCCGGGGTGGTCCCTACCTCGTGGTATTCCGGCACAATATCACGGCAAACGCGTGCATGCAGGCGCGCCATCCATCCAGATTTATAACGCGTGTCGCGCATTGAGACTGGGCTTCCGGAACGCGCGTGCACATGATACAATCCAAGACCCCCAACACCCGCGAACATAGACAGGCATTGACTGAGAACGAGGTCCGATCTCGACAATGCGCGACGCGTGTGTTTGGCTCTGATCCTCTTCTTTTCTGAGGTCTGAACGAAGTGAAGACCTCAGAAAAGAAGAGGATCAGAGACTACACGTTGAACGAAAGGACTTCGCCATGAACATGAGCGACGACAAGCTGAGGAAGGCCGTATTGGCTCCGCTGTGTCAGCGTCCCGGTTGCGATGACGGAACGCTGGCCAAAACCTTCGGCCCTCACGGGGTGTTGGTTTGTCTTGAGTGCGGTGGGCCGGTTGGTTTCACCCAGAAGGCGGTTGATGAGATCGTCGCCGACGAGCTGAGGCTGGAGCGCTCGCTTCATGGAGAATCGTGAGGCGCAGAACAACCCGTAAGCAGTGGATCACGTATGCCAAATTCGTTGGTGTCCGGAGTCCACGAAGATTGACCGCTTCACAACTGCGTGAGGCGTGTTTGAGAAAGGAGCTACAGAATGAGAGTGCGTGTAAAGTACGATGACTTAAACTCGCCGTTCATGTACCGAGCGAGAGAGCTGGGTTATGACCGCATGGAGATCATGTTCGGCAAGCTGAATGACGGGTATACAACCCGCCAACTCAAGGTGATGGCTAGGTTCCTAGACATACCCGCGAGCCGTTACAACTTCATGAAAAAGACCGACATGTGTATCGCCATCAAGGAGTGCCTCAACTCTAACGGCCTGACGCCAATTGCTCATCACAACATGTGTGAGAAGCTCAATCTAAGAGCGCCGATCATCGGGTTCACTGACCTGATCGAAAGCCCTCCGTTCAGCGAGCACCACAAGCGCGACGAGGACCCACTGTGGCTCGATAAACTGAGATGGACGCTTGAGAACCCGCCGACCCCGAGCGGTGACCCCCTTCACCCCTCCCCAGTGCAACCAAAGCCAACGCCGGATGACCCGATGCCAAGGCCACACAGGCCATACGAAGAGCCGGAAGTAATCGACGCAACACCCGAACCAGAAAAACCCGAAGAAGAGGAGCTACCCGTGACACCAGCCCCAACGACAGGACTTGAGGGTGCATTATTCACCCTGATTGAGAGCGCTATGGGAGATCGGATTGAGGAGTCGCTGACAAAGCGCGGACTCACATCCGACGGCGTTGAAGCAGTCATCGCAAAGTTCATTGCGAAGATCGAGGTTCCCCGGGTCATCGTGAATGACGACGGCGAACGGCCTGAGATGGTACACCCGTCCTTCGAGGACATGATGAAGATCCTGTCCATCGGTTGCATCCCGTACCTGTACGGTCCAGCCGGTAGCGGCAAGACACACGGTGCCCAACAGTTCGCCAAACTGGTGACCCGTGAGCTGACCATCATCCCCTGTAACGAGAACATGGAGGTAACCGACCTCATTGGCTACCGCGACATGCGTGGTGAGTTCGTCGAGACGGCTTTCTACAAGGCGTTCATCGGTGGACACGTGATTGTACTCGATGAAGCAGACAAGGCCCCTGGGCCCGTGTTGGTGGCTCTCAATAGCCCCATCCAGCAACGGGTGATGATGTTTCCCAATGGAACGTCGGAAGCACACAGTGACGTGGTGTTCATCTTCACCGGGAACACCCGAATGAGCGGTGCTTCGGCAACCTACTCGGCGGGGCAAAAGCAGGATAGCTCGTTCACGAACCGCATGGAGTTCATCAACTGGGATTACGACCTCAAGCTCGAAAGGAATCTCGTTCTTGCGGCGTGCAAGGCATACAATGGAGACAACGACGTGACTGCCGAGTGGTTGCGGTATGTGAGAGCAGTGCGTAAGCAGATTAAGAAGTTCTCGCTCTCGTACATTGCTGGACCTCGGCAGGCGATCAGCGGTACCAAGATGCTCGCCATCGGGATCAGCAAGGAGGTTGCGGCGGATCGCACGATGTTCGGCTGGATGAGGGATGAGGATGCCAAGCGTATCAAGGAGGCGGTATCGTGAAGATGAGCAAGGGCGGGGTAGAAACCATGATTGGCGGGTTGTCCAACAAGACAACTCGCATCACCACAGAGAAGCACCTGTACCTGATGAGCTTCTTCGATGTTGAGGATATGTGGAGGTCGGGCACTGATGCAGTGAAGCCGACTACGGACTGCAACTCATCGAGGAAAACGTGCAACCCGCACTGGAGTGGAACCGATACGTGGGAGGATGCTCTTGCGCTCGGTGAGAAGGGTTGGTTCGAGGGCGTTGAACAAATCGAGAACATCCTCAAGAAGGTGCAGACTGCGGGACAGGCGATCTCTGGCCGAGCAAGGTCGAGGTTGCGTGGCGTCAGTGGATCACGAGTCGATGTCCCTCGGGCATTATCTGGCTCTCCATACTGCATGACCAAGCGAAGGAAGGTCAGGACAAAGGACGGAACGCATATCAAGGTAGCGGTGAACCTGTCAGCGAGTGCTGGAATTTCGGCAGAAAAAATAATGAGACGTGGAGGTGCGATATGTGCATTGATCTCAAGGTTGGAGCTCGACGGTTACGCCGTTGAGTTGGTGGCTTATGAGGCGTGCCAGAAGGCTGGAAAGTTGATCACGTTCGTTCCCGTAAAGCGACCGGAGGACGTTCTCAACATCGAGCGGGTGGCGATGACATTGGCTCATCCGTCGACACTAAGGCGTGCGATGTTTGCAGTACAAGAGCGCTTACCCCAGGGGGTGTTTAACCTGACTTGCGGTGGTAGCTATGGGCGACCCGCCGACCTCACGGATTCCGAAAAGGAAATGCTTGGCATAACGCTGAATATGACCAAGATCGGGACAAGCGGAGAAGGAGAGCCGAACTGGGATAGCGGTACCGACGAGGAAGTCGCCTTGTGGGTCCAAGCGAAATGGGAATTGGCAATTGAAGGAGCTCAGGATGGAACATGACAACGAAACAACCCGAGACATGGTGCTGTCCGCACGGCGCACCGTGGCTAGTGTTTACAGAACAAAATTGCGCGAGGCTGGAGTCCAGTGCGAAGAGGCGAACAGCGATTACGCGGAATCCGAGGGGCCTGATGGGGGTCGTACATTCATGAGAGCGAGCTTCGGTTTCGATGTCAACGGCGGGTCGATGGCGGTGTCGTATTATCGCGAGAAAATCTTCGGTACGGACAACAGCTTTACCGTGTGTCGGGTCTTCCCCGGTGGCGATGTTGTCTGCCGGCAGGAACACACGCCGTCCAAGGGCGGGTTCTGGGAGATTGAGGAAATCCTCTGCGCGTCACTTGAAATGGTTTACATCGAGAAGGTCATCGCGAGAGCAAAGAAGCTCAATGCGAGCAAGCAGTACGGACTGTTCCACCCCGACAGGGAGAAGGTGTATGGCAAACCCAGTACGATTGATGATACAGCAGGCAAGGTGGCTGAGAACACTGATGGAGGGAAGTCGTGACCGAAGAAAAAAGGAGCGCACGAGAGCTCTGGTTCAAGGGCTTCGGGGAGCGCGCAAGGAAGGTGTCGAAGAACCTCTCGTTTTTGCGAGAAGATGTGATCGAGAACGCAGGGCACGTGGTGGAAGGGCGCCTTGCGAAAGATCGGGTCAACGAGGTGACGGAGATTATCGAGCGCATTGTAAAAGCCAAGACGGGTCTGCAACGATATCGAGCAATGGAGATGCTCGAAGAGTTCGAGAGTACGCCGTCACTTATCCAACTGGGAGTCCTCTCTTACGCCTCTACCATCCTTTCGAGGATGGAGAGCCTGAGCGACGTGGATGGGTCCAAGGAACTAATCGAGACTATAACCCGATCGAAAGA